CAACAACTCAACTAGCGTTTGGAAGGCTTTAGAGGCAAGGACATCTGATGGTAAGTTTGGATCAGTAAGTCTTGTATTTTCATCAAAAGCTGGAATTGTCATTATGTAGTTCCCTCCACCTGTACCGTATCAACACCAGAACTGATCACCACTGAACCAGTAAAGACTTCTCCATATATGATGGCTACGCTGACACCACTGGCACTGACGTTCTGGATGCCTGAAAACGAGTAAGAGTTTGCCATTTGAGGATCTAACGCACCATCTGCTTCTGAAGCACCAACATTACCTGGAGATTCAAAAGGTGCAGGGGTCGGTGCTAATAAAGAAGTAATCCCACCTATTGCCAAATCCGTAACAACAGCCGTTGCGATACTGCCAACCACTGGGATGGCAGAAACAGTTGAGGCAACAGTGGCAACCGCACCACCAACCGCAGCAGCAGTTGTGATTGCAGCACCAGCTACCGCAGAAACAGCACCTACCGCAGCAGTAGCAGCAGAACCGATACCACCGACAACCGCAGCCACCGCAGGGATTGATCCTGTTGCAATGGGAATGATCTGAATATCACCTTTTCCGCTCATAGATAAAAAATCCAACGAAACATCCATATTGTTCATTTTTACTTTGTAATATTGCTGACTCATATGTGCCTCTACTTCTGGAAAGTTACACATCAAAAAACGAATTGCCTCTGCTGGACTTGATACTGCTGCCTCAAAATATGATGAACCAAGAAATTTTCTTAATCTTCCATATACTTTTATTGTTTTAAGTTGCATACCTGTAAACCCCTCTAAGTGCTTGCTGATAACCTAAATCAAAAGGCTCTCGGCAACTTAATCTTCTTATATTATGATTTAAAATCATATTATCACCAATATAAACAGCAACATGATCTAAATTACCTGAAGTTGATTGGAATAATAAAACATCACCAACTTGTATATCATCATTTGTTAGTTGTTTTTTAAATCCTGTAATCGGCAAACCTTTTTCAAATAATGGATTCTCAATAAAGTCTTTTATCCTTTTTGGTCTATCCCATATTTTTAGATCAATATTTTTGGTTTCTTTATACCAATCATGAATTATTGACCAACAATCATGTACACCCCAGATAAAACTTCTACCAATAAGTGACGGTGCTTTCCATCCACTTGGTTCAAGAGAACACCATTCTTTCATTCTTACGCTGTAGATATGAGAAGGCAAATTTAAATACTCACAACTTGCTTTGTCATTATCAGATGGTTGTGGTGGATCATAAGGATGAGAATGAACAATACCAATTATTTCTCCTGTATCTTCACATTCTGCCCAATCGTCAGGGTCGATAATAAAATATTCAAATCCTGATTCTGAAATGTTTTTACAAGGCCAGTATGTTTCTTTTCCTTTTATAACTGCAAGCAATCCACAAGATTCCTTTGGCATACATTCTTCAGCGTGTTTTGCAGCATCAGTTTTCCAGGTCATGCGTTTACAAAAGTACCTACACCTGGGAAATCTTTTCTTGTAACCTGACGTTTTGGCGCACGAACTCCCTGCAAATCAAGTGCTGATACAAGTTCAAACTGTACAATATCTCTATTTTCTACAATTTTTCTATTTATGAAATAAATTTCCTGTGGCAGTTCTGCTGTGCTATCTGGTGTGCCGAAAGGATTTTGATTTGATGGAAAGTTTGCAGCATCTAAAAACTGGCTGAGAGTGCGTATGCGTACAAATTTTGCCCCCTGTAAATCATTGAATGGTGTTGTGGCATTTACTGTTGCCATCAATGCTGTAATAGTTCCAAGTATATTTGAAACTGTTATTGTCGGTCTTGGAAGCGATCCACGACCAGAATATTCAAACCCTTCAGCTTGGATTGGAAATTTATCATAAGTATTACCCTGCCATATTATTGAGGCATTGCTGTTCATACCAACTCCAGAATGAAACCTTGTCACATCAGTTGATCCATGCAATGCAGATACCAAAGTCAATGTATAAAGTTCGATGACAGATTTGTTTGTCAGTGCCTGTAGTTCTGCTGTAGGTAATCCCATTTACGGTTCAAATACCTCCCTGAAAGTGCAGTTTAATATTGCTCTATTGTTATATGGTATGGTTTTTGTCCATGATTGACAGACAAATTTTCCAGCCCCTGATAATGTGACCGATACATTACCACTGTTTGTTGCAGAAGAAGCTGCTGTCACCGTAAATGTATTGTCATCAGCAGTTGTTGCGATTGCAAAGTCACCATCGGTTGCTGATCCAGAAGTGTAGTCAATGGTCACGACATCACCAATTGCAAGACCATGATTTGTAATTGTTATGGTCACAGTAGTTCCACTTTGCGAATATGTACCTGTTTTTGTAAAGCCTTCTCCTGGAGGTGTGAAGGTAAAACTTGCCTGATCATTTACACGACTACGCAAAAAGCCTTCTATCACATCTGATTGCGTTTCTGAAACATTGAAAGTAAGATCATATATTTTTGGATCTTGTGTTAGAGGCAAGCCAAACAACGCTCTGAACTCATACCCATCACCAAGTCTTGTTGACCTGATTCTTGGTGCGCTTGTTTTTCTCATCCCATAAGTGGGTTGAATAGAAGGAAAAGTTGCCATGTTACCTTGTTAAAAGTCCTCCAGGTCTTTTTTCTTTTATGAGTTGTGCCTGTACAGCAGCCCCTATCGCTGCTCCCAAAGCCTGTGCATCTGTACTGTTGCCAGCCACAGAAGAACCCGAAGCATCTACGTTTACTGTAACCATATTTGTTGTATTATCACCTCCACCAATATCTGTGCTTGGTAATATTGTTCCCGATGTTCGAGGGACAAAAAGTTCTGGTTGACGCTCACCAACGATATATGGCTTGCCAGCTTTCACAGGCCCACCATTTGCTCTGAATAATCCACCTAAAATACCACCCAAGAAACCACCAAGACCTTTTCTTTTACCACCAGAGGCAGAAGCTCCAAAGTTCTCACCAAAATTACCGAGGATTTTATCAATCTGTGCATCAATAATTTTATCTCTTATTCTGTTCAATACATTAGTCATTGCCTGTCCAAAAGATTGTGCGCCTGTAATCGCATCTCTTAAATTACCCTTGATACTTGTTTCAATCTCTTCACCCACTGCTGTCATTTTTTCTTTTAACTTTGCTGCTGCCTCTTGATTTTTCTTTTGAAGCTCCTCTTGTTCCTGTAATTTTTTATTCTGTTTTTCTATCTCATTTGTTTTATCTATTTCTGTAAGCAATCTTTTTTGAACTTGATCATAGTTTTTATTTAGTTCTGCAAGCTGTCTTGATAATGATGCTTCTGCTCTTTTGTTATTGTTTTCCTGTGCAGTGCGTAATCTCTGTAAAAGTTTCTGCCTTGTAATAAATAATCTATTTAGTTCACTTTTTAATGCTGCCTTATCTCCATCTTGTAATGCTTTTGTAAATTTTTTCTGTTCAGAAGTAACTTTTATTAAAGCAGTTACAACACCACCGATTGCTGTTGCTATTGCAACAAATGGTATTGCGTTCAGAGCTATCGTAAGAACACCCCCTGCTGCTGCAACTTTGATCAACCCTGCTGCTAAAATTGGCAGAAGCACAGACACACCTTTTGCTGCAAATGCTATCGCTGCAAATATCGCAGCAGTTTTTCCAATCGGTGAATTAACAAACTCAACAGCTGCTTTTGTAAGTTCCGTCAATGCTCTGATCACAGGTAAGATAGCTGGAGTAAGTTGTTCTCCTACTGCTCTTGATAAGTTTTCAGCTTCATTACTTAGATTTTTAAATACCTGTGTCGGGTCATTGTCCAAGATCGCCTTTAAATCCTCGCCACCCTGTTTGCCTAGTTGTCTCAATGCCCTGATTACTACATCACTTGTTAACTTACCTTGGGCAGCAAGTTCTTTCAGTTTACCTACATCAACATCCAACTCATCTGCCAATGGTTTAAGAATCAATGGTATCTGCTCTGATACACTTCTAAATTCATCTCCAGCCAATCTACCAGAACCAAGAGCCTGTGCTAATTGTCTGAAGGCATTGGAGGCTTCCTGTGCATTTGCACCACCTAATTTTGCAGCAGTGTTAAATCCAATGAAAGTTGTTCTTATATCTTCTAGGCTTACCCCTAATGGTTTTAATCTTGCTGTAATATTTGTGACACCCTCAAGAGCTTCTGTTGCGCTAAGACCAAATAATTTCTGACCGTCAGTTGCAATTTTCTGGGCAGCAGAAAAATCTCCTGTTGCTTTTGTAAGTAGTCCTAAACGTAAATTTAATTTATCAAAATTAATTGATGTTCTTACTGCCTGTCTTGCCAATAATCCAAGACCAACACCACCAATGGCTGCTTTTAAACCACCAAACGATCTTTCAAGTGCATTTGTTCTATTTTGTACACCCTGTAAAGCTCTTGTTGCACCACTGGCATCAACTCTTAGGGTAACAACTGACTCTGCCACAAATAAAAAAAGCCTTTATTATATATTACCTTGAATTGCGTTTTTGTCGTTGCAAAGCTCTCTTTTCTTCTTCACGTTTGTTTTCATAATATGCAGCCCAATATATTAACTCTTCTTCTGATAAAGAAGTTCTCAGTTCATTTATTGTTTTACCTAGTTCTGTTGCGAGAAAAAATTCAAAGTTAAGCCAATTATCTCGCCTTATTCGTTTTTTGCTGTATCAATATCAAGTTCAATATCAAACAAAAACAATTCAAGATCATTTAATACCTTTTCTGGAAGTGATCTTTGTAATATCGGAGCATCTGACATATCAAAAGCTGGAGTGCCATCTTCTTTCTGTGCCATCTTGCAAAGTAACTGAGTTGAAACTGTCAATGCTTCATCAGTGCCTGCTAACTGCTGCGCCTTCTGTCTGTCAAATCTTGTTATCGGTGGAAAATATATTGTGGACAAAAGTTTACCAGATGCGTCTTTCAGTTCATATTTACGTCTTACGGTCATCTCATCTTTATATGCACCGATGAGGAGGTCTGCTATTCTTTGATTTGCCATAAGTTGGGGTTGATTAATTAGTTAGTTAGATTGCTGAAGTAATAGTTCCAGTTGGCTTGAATGTGATGCTGATTGTATTTGCTTCACCAAGAGTGGAACTTTGATCAAAGCTGGTGATGATGCCATTGAAAGATATTTTCTTTGTAGCACTTGAACTGTCTGGAAAAAGTTCAAAAGATGCTGTTCCAGCATCACCAGTTGTCAAAACACCATCAACAAAAGTTGCTGTCTCACCAGAAGCTGAATCATCATAAAGAAGTTCTGCTGTGCCTTCCCCTTCAATTAAACCGCCAGTAAATGCTTTAAAAGTATCACCTTGGGCAGTAATTTCTTGAATGTCTTTTGTGATAGACATTGACCAGCTTGTAGTTCCTAATACAGGGTTAACTGAAGAGCCACCATCATCAAATTTGACTTGACCAACATCACCTTTAACCTTTGCCATAACAAATAAAAGAAAGATTTATAATTATATTAACCTTTTTCTGACTTTTTTACAGCCTTTTTATTTGCTTGTTGTTTTTCCATATATCTTCTGCATTGATTATCCCAATACTGTGGCTCTCTTCTGCCTTTTACAACCTCGATAACATCAAGCATTTCTTCTGTGATTTCCATTTACAGATCCTCATAAACATTAAAAGTAATTCTAATCTGTGTTTGAAACTTTCCTTCTGGACTTGATGCAAATACTTCAGGGCCGATAGGAGAATCAAAAATTACATTAGATACTGTCACTCTATTGTATAAGTCTCTCAACCTCTTGCAAATGGTGTAATTAGACCCTGCCCCAATACCTTCTTCTGTGAATATATTAAGAACAACCAAACCGACAACATTATTTGTCGCTGCGCTTGTATCTCCCTGCGTCAGATATTCATTTGCACCGAAACTTGTAAGGCATTGAACAAAAGTATCTTCTGTTGTCGAATCAAATGCCATGTTGTTGAATATAACAGGAATAACTGGGCTTGATGCTAGTTCAGTTGCAAGTCTCGCCTCGATTGTTGATCTAACGGTATTAAGGTCTGTTGCTGCCATTATTTGTTCCTCACTATTCTTGCAAGCTGTCTAGGAATATAATTTGTTGTAAGTTCTTTTGCAATAAGTTCTGGAAATCCAGGTACTGTTCCCTGTCTTGTTTTATATTGACCACCCCATGTTGGCGGTAAATTTATGCCAAAACAAACAGGTTCTGCATAAGGAAGATTGTTTGTAATTGTTCCTTTTAATTTACGGATTTTTGTCTGCCATGCAGCCCTTAAATCACCACCTTTATGCTTTAATATTGATTGCCTGAAAAATTCTGGAAGTGCATCAAGTTCTGATTGTGTGTAATTATCAGAAGAAAAAACTGGTGTTGCTTTTTTAGTTCTAGCAGTCCATTCTAAAGTCGTTGCCTGCACAAGATCAACGACCACTTCTTTCATCACATCATCAATCTGATTTAGTTTTATCTGCCTGACCATAGTTACCTCAAGATAAGATCAAAACTTATTGCTGTATTGTTCTGCTCGTTTGTTATTACCTGAATAATTTTAAACTCAACACTGCTTATAACAACCCTGTCTTTTGTAGTCGGTACAAAGGTCAAATCTCCTGCTGATATTGTTAGTCTTTTATCCTGGGATTCAATCAGATCATTTACTTCCGATCTGTTTACATTTGTTAACGCTCCTTTAACAGTAGTATCAGATGTGGATTCTGTAATAGCTCCTGTGGTCGTGTTATAACTGCCAGCCGTTACCTGTCTGA